TGGCAGAGTGGTACGGCAGCGCGTGTGTATCAGGCTGAGGATTCTTTCTACTGTTCCATTGATGACATCGCTGGGACTGCTATCACATTGAAAACTTCGTCGCAGGCTGACGGAACTTTTGACATTACTTGGAGTCGTTCTGATTATCAGTTGGAACCGTTGAACGGAAACCTTGATGGGTTGGAGTGGAGCTACGACAAGATTCGTGCTGTTGGCGATTATCTGTTCCCAACTGTCAATGCGAACTATGGTGAGCAGGCTTTGGTTCAAGTGACTGCTGTGTTCGGTTGGCCTTCTGTGCCGGAGCCAATCACGCAAGCCACAATCATTCAGGCTTCACGCATCTTCAAACGCTACGACTCGCCTCTTGGTGTGGCTGGGTTCGGTGACTTGGGCGCGATTCGTGTGTCTCGATTCCTTGACCCTGATATGGCTCAACTAGTCGAGCCTTATCGTCGTATGCGGATTTTTGCATGAGTTACTCAGTCACCGACATCAAGACTGGTATCTCTAACGCGCTTGCCACGATTCCAGGCTTACGGGCTTACGCTCAGCAACCAGACAATCTGAATGCTCCGTTCGCTTGGCCTATGTTGGATTCAATCACCTACAACGGGGCTATGCGTGGCGGGCTAGTAACCCATATCTTCGTGGTGTCTGTAGTTGTGGGCAGGTCAGCAGAGCGCACAGCTCAGAGGGCTTTGGATGGCTTTTTGTCTTATGAGGGTACGACTTCGGTTCGTGCAGCGTTGGAAGCGGATCGGTCTTTGGGTGGGGTGGTGCAGAACTTGCTAGTCGAGTCTGCGAGCAATATCTCCACGATGGATGGCAACGATGCGACGTATCTGATGGTTGACTTCCGTGTGGTGGTGTACGCTTAGTCTGTTGATTCGTCGTCCTGCTGGCGTGTATAGTTTCATTAGTAATTCTTCGAGTGCCGGAAGGCAGGAGTATCAAACATGGCAAAGCAAGTTCTCACAAACGTAGCGGTCACCTTCGGCACAGCTAACCAAGACATAACCAGTTATGTAGCATCAGTTACATTAAACCTCTCAAAAGCGGAAGTAGCTACAACTAGTTTCGGTTCGTCTGGTGCAGTAACTCGTGTTGCTGGTCTTGCAGACAACTCCATCACTCTTGAGTTGCATCAGGATTACCCAACCATCGAGAAGTTGTTCTACGATGCTTGGAATGCCGGTACTGCTGTACCTGTAACAGTTAAGCCAAACGGAACAGGCTCAGCCTCTTCTTCAAACCCACAGTACGCATTCAACGTACTTCCGTTGACTTGGACTCCTGTTGCTGGTGCTGTTGGCGATCTTGCTACCGCATCGGTCACCTACCCAATCGACGGTACTGTAACTAAGACTGGTACTGGCGCATAACTTTTCTTTAACAACCCTTACCTGCGGAGGTAGATAATGAAAATAGCCCTTGAAGTTACATCGGCATTGGATCAGAAGACTCGCACAGTTATTGCTGCGTTTCCTGACTTCATCGCTTTTGAAAACAAGTTCAACCGAAGTGTTGCAAAGTTTGAAGCAGAACTAACACTCACAGACTTGGCCTACATAGGTTGGCACTCTGAGCATCGTCAAAAGAAAACAGGTTTAGATTTTGATTCATGGATTAATGACATTGAATCATTAGCGATTGGTGACGCTGACCAAGCTGTGATCGTCCCTTTGGAGACCAGTCAGCCCATTGGATGATTGCATACCTATCTGTTGAGACAGGTATCGCACCATCGGTGTTGCTGGCAGAAACCCCTCGAATGCTATTTACAATGCTGGCTTATTTGCGTTGGAGAGCAATTCATCTAAACAAGTAGTCTGTTGTTATGGCAGAAGCGTTTGGCAGAGCAGGACAAGTTTCAATTACTGGTGGCAACGATGCCATTCAGATTGATGGCATCGGTAAGTTTCTTCGTGATGCTTCTAGGGCTAACGCTAATTTTAATAATGAAATGCGTAAGGCTGCTGAATCAGTTGCACAGAATCTTCTTGATAAAGCCAAAAATGAGGCTAGAACTGTAACTCGTAGCCGTCAGGCTGTTGAAGTAATGAAAGGGATGAGAGCAAGTCGAGATCGTATCCCAACTATTAAACTTCAAGAAAACTCCCTTTTCCAATCAAAATCAAGCAAGTTCACTTCTTCCTATAACATCAAAACGCATAGAAGGGTGAAGCGTAAAGTCACCAGAGGCGATGTGTTCTTTGGTGCCGAGTTCGGTGGTGGGGCTACGCCTAGGACAAAACAATTTTTGCGTCATCGTGGACGTTCCGGTTACTTCTTTTGGCCTACTGTTCGTAAAGAAAAGCAAAACATAGCTAATGAGTATTTGGCTGCTATTGACAGAGTTTTGGCAAAGTTGGCTGATGATAATGCCGAGAAAGCTAAAGCCCGTGCTGTCGCTGGTGGCACATGGAATATGACCAGTTCTGGCCTGGTTTTTGTTAAGGATTGATTGAAAAAAATAATGCTTGACTTTGAGTGAGTTTCCTGTACCCTTCTAGGAGGAGGGGTTATGGCAGTTTTATTTACTAATACAAAGTCGATACATCCGAAGCGGTTCGCTTCGTCTTGGATGCAGTTGAAAGAGCTGTTGTCGTTCCATGAGGAGAACGCAGTCAAACAGGCTGGGGCGTTGTGGTCACCGGTTGAGTATGACTTGGGTACTACCAGAGGCAACCGTAATGTCAGGTTTGTTGAGGCGTTGGTTGTGGACATGGACGGTGAAGCGTTTGACCATGCACGTCTTGACGGTTTGGAATGGTTTGCTTACTCCACCTATTCGCATCGTCTAGACGATCCTCACTATCACCTTGTTTTGCCGTTAGCGGAGAAGGTGCCTGCGTCTTTGTGGCGGGTGGTCTGGGAGGAACTGCACCAGCGAATCAACCTTCGTGGTGACGAGGCAACTAAAGACCCTGCACGTATTTTTTATCTCCCTCAACACGCACCAGATCAGCCGTTTGAGTTCCATGAAGGTCATGGCGAGTTGCTTGATTCATCGTTGAAGTTGGATGTTGAACCTGTCATCAATCCTGTATCACCTCGCTCAAAGCAGGTGCGTCAACCTCGTCAGCGTCGTGCTGGTGCAGAGATGATGTCTGAGGCTTGGTGGAATGCTCCTGTAGATATTTCTCGTTGGGATGGTCTGTCAGACGCAGAGTTGTATTCGGCGATGCTTAATGAGTTCAGGGCTTTGCGGAATGGGTTGTCTGTTATTGAGTAGAATCGTCGCATGGCTGGTGAGCGCACGTTCGTTGTTAAGTTTATTTCCGATATTATGGGTGCCACCAAAGGCATCAAGAAAGTTGGGGATGACTTAGGGACTTTGGGTAAACAGGTTGATACTGGCTTCGGTCAAAAGTTCAAAAGTGTCATGCCATCGTTCAAACAATTTGCGGTTGCCGGTACTGCTGCATTCGCAGCTGCTAGTGCTGGTGCCTATAAGGCAATCCAATCTGCCTCAGACTTAGCTGAATCACAATCCAAAGTAAACGTAGTTTTTGGTTCTTCAGCCAACGTTGTTAATGAGTTTGCTAAAACTTCTGCAACTTCGTTTGGTATCACCAAACAGGCTGCTCTTGAAGCAACAGGAACTTTTGGAAACTTGATGCAGGCCTTTGGGATTGGTCAGGCTAAAGCTGCTGAAATGAGTACAACCCTCATCGGGTTAGCAGCCGACTTGGGATCATTCAATAACACAAGTGTTGAAGAAGCAATTCTTGCTTTGCGTTCTGGTCTATCTGGTGAAGCTGAACCGTTAAAGAAATATGGTGTTGCGCTCACCGATGTTCTTTTGAAAGAAAAAGCTCGTGAGTTGGGTCTCTATAAGGGGACTGGAGCATTAAGTGTTAACGCTAAAACCGAAGCGTCGTATGCTTTAATTCTTGAACAAACATCATTGGCTCAAGGTGACGCTGCTCGAACTAGCGGTGGCTTGGCTATGCAGCAGAAAATCTTAAAAGCACAATTATCAGATGTAACTGCTCAGATTGGTTCAGTAATGATTCCAGCGTTTGTCGGTGCTGTGTCCTTCATTAACGAATCAATGCTCCCAGCCTTCCGTGATTTTGCTTCAGCTTTAGAAGAAGGTGGTCTGTCAGGCGGGTTTGATTTCATCGCCACCAGGTTCAAAGAATCTGCACCGAAGGTGGTGGAGGCTTTGGGTCAGATGATTACCCAGGCCGTAGAATGGATTGCGACTTCTGGTCTGCCAATGCTTTATGCAGGAATTAACCAGCTCGCTGATTCCTTGACTGGTTGGATTGAACCTCGAATCCCAATGTTCATCAGCAACCTGACTAAGTTCCTGATGGCTGGATATGACTGGATTTACACAAAAGGCTTGCCACAACTCTTGAGTGCTGTGCAGGCTTTGGGTGACACGCTGGCCAGTTTCGTTGGTAAGGCTGCACGTCAACTTCCAGCCCAACTGGTAAATATGCTTGTCGTCATCGGTGGATGGATATTGTCTGAAGGTATCCCAGCACTTCTGGCTATGGGTACTCGACTTGCTGGGTCGCTGATTAAGTGGACTTTGACTATCGGTG